GCCCAATCACGATCGTCGCTGGCGTCCATGATGAAGCCCTTACCGAGATGCGCGCCGCGATAGCCAAGATCGCGCTGCAACTCGATGTAGAACGGTCCACTATCCTTGTCTTTTGCCATTGTCGGCTCCTATGTCCTCTGAAAAAGGGGCGCCCCACCGGGAGGTGTGTCGAGGCGCCCCACGGCTCGCTCCTTGCGTCTTACGAGCCCGTCGCTGTCAAATCGTAGACCCCGGAGTGAGCCTTCTCGTTGCCGACCTCCAGGCAATACTCGCCCTGGATCAGGATCGATTCGGCATGGCCGGTACGGGCCAGCGGCACCTGCCGCGTCTTCATCAGCTCAGCCAGCGCGATATATTCCGGGTCCACCAGATAGATGGCGTTCGCGTACATGAAGCGATCCGGGACGATCTGCACCTGCCCGAAATCCGACTCATAGACGTCGATCGCGGCGATCAGCTTCTTGTCGTCAGCGCTCTTGTAGCGGGTGGCATTGGCGACAAAGGTTGTGGAGATCTTGCGCTTATGAGACGCCGTGCAATAGGCATATTTGGGCTGCCCACCGGAGTTCCAAGCGTTCATCATGGCAAGGTTGAAGTTCGCCTCCGTGAGCGCTTCCAGCGTTGCCGCCGTACCAACACCATTGGGATAGCCGTCACCGGTCCTGGGAGAATTGGAGAGCGTCGGGGCGACCGGCGCACCGGCAGCCCCACGCACCGGATTGGTACGCAGGAAGGCATAGAGCCCTGCCGACACGCGCGCCGTCGAGGCTGAGCCAGGATCCGCAGCCACCCGATCGAGCAGCATGGTTTCCTTGTCACGCTTCAGCTCCTTGAGCTTGTAGCTGACCTGCTTGGCCAAGCTCTCGGTGCCAGCCGCGTCATCGTGCTTCGGCGTCGAGTCCGAGATCTTGATGGTCTTGTCCGAGATCTGACAGAAGTTCTGGCGCCGGAACGGCGTGACACCGGAATTGATGGCGGGATCGTTTTCGCCTTCAATTACCCGGTTGGCAGACTCAACGGCACCCAGTTCGGTGAGCGGCCATTCGTGAAGTTTGTTGGTTGCCTTGACCTTCTTGGTCGACGTCAGGAACGGCGTCTCGGTCGGCGTGATCATGTTCTCCGCACTGGAAAGATCCTCGCGGAGCGTAGCAAAGGCATAGGTCTGGACAGTTCCAGCGATAACAGCCATGTCGGCCCCCTGTGTTCGAGGGCCAAATGGCCCTCTATCTGCGTCTGGGCGACGGCGGCGACATAATCAGCGTCTTGGCCACATCCTCGACAGAGCCAGTCTGCCGCGCCCGGTTATAGATCTCTGCCGTCAGACGCTTGGCCTGAGAAGCAGCACCGTTCTGCGAAGAACCAGGGCGGATGAGGACTTTCTTGGGCTGTGGGCTTTCAGAAGCGTCACCATTGCCATTGGCTCTCTGGCGTACTTGGGATCTCTGGTACTGGTCGTTCAGCCAATTGGCTGCCGCCCAGAGCACCAACATCTGCCGGTGATCGACAACACTCTCGACCTCCGGTTTCTGAAATCCGAAGTACTCTGCCGTACGAATCAGCCGGTCCATGACCACGGGGGCCTTTTTGGGGTCGGCCAGATCGGGCAGCTGTGACGCTAGGCGCTGGGCTTGGTCGAGAACCATTCGTTGCCGAGCTTGAGACTGCAAAGCAGCCTGTTCGGCTTCGATATTCTGGACTTCCTCTTGGACTAGCTTCTGCTTTTCCTGAATCTCTCGCAGCTCTTCCCGCCTGAGCAAATACTCATTTGGGTTTCGAGCCCGGAGATCGTCCCAATCTATGTTCGGTTTCGAGACACTGTCAAGAACCGCGTTGAGGCTCTTGAGCTTCTCCGCCACCTGCTGGTTGGCCTGATAGAGAACGGCAGCGTTGTACTCAACCGCCTTGCGTATCTCGACCGATTTCTGAATGTTCTGCTCTATGAACTTGTTTCCGCTGAAGTTTTGCTTCAGCGCCTTGAGCGGAACTTCAACCGGTTTGCCGTCGATGGTAACCTCTACCAACAGCTCATCGACGTCTACGTCTTCTTCCTCGCCGGAGGCTTCTTCTTCCGCCTCCTCACCTTCTTTTTCGCCTTCGGCTTCCTCTTTTTCAGAGGGCTCAGTCTCTTCCTCACCCTCCTGGGGCGGCGCATCAACCGGTTCGGTCGGTATATCGTCGCCTTCCGGAGTCCGGGGCGGCTCCTCCTGGGTCGACAGGATCGCTGCTACGACAGAATCATCACCAGCATCGGGTTCTAAGGCAGCGTCAGCCATCATGCGGCCTCCTCTTCCTTCTTCTGCGTCTCAAGGAACAGCAGATCGTTGACATAGCTCTCCAATCGGTTCTGCACCTGAGTCAGCACAGAGGCTTGATGGTAGAGCCGCTCGCGGGTCGCTGAATCATTGCTCTTGAGAATCTGATCGGCGATCTCCTGACGCACCTCTTCCATGGCATCGGCAAACAGCTCGCCTTCCATGACGTTCTTGAGAGTGCGGCGCCTGTCGATCGCCTCACTCGTCAACGGCTTCTTGGTCTTGTTCATTGCTTCACTCCTGGTTTGACGCCATTGGCACCCGGCATGGGCCGGGCCATGGCTTGCTGCATGGCGACTTCGCGCTTAGTAGCGTCGTCCAACTCCGCCTGCTTGGCCTTGACCGCATAGTCGCCAGCCTGCTTGTCGCGTTCGCGGTCGTCCTTCATGGTTTCCACCAGCATTTCGCTGGCGAGCTTGGCCTGCTGCTGCTGACCTTCCAATTGACCCTTCTGTTGGATCTCGGCAGCCCGGAGCTGACCTTCCTGAGCGAGCTTGGCGCCCTGGACCTTCATTTCGACCTCGCCCTTGACCTTGGCGGCACCGACTACGTCAGGAGCTTGCGGCTGCTGTTGCTGAGCCTGGGCCTTCTGGGCCTGCTGCTGGTCGAGCTGAGCCAAGATCTCCGGCGTCACAGGCGGGAAATAGGGCCTGACCGACTTCTCGCCCGCCAACCTCAACAATTGTTTCTGAGTATTACGGAACTGCTCCCAGCCGCAGATCGGGTTGGCGAGCCCCAGCATCATGATCGCCTGCTGCTGCACCTGGGCGACCTGGGCGAGGGCTGCCACCTTGGTTTCAATCTGACCGTTGCCTAAGCCGACATTGACCGAGACGCCGACCTGATCGTGCCAGATGTCGGGCAGGACCTCCTGGTAACCGGACATCGCCCTGACCGACTGCGGACCCCGCAATTCGTTCATGGCAATCCGGACGATCGCCAGGAACATCGATTTGATGCCGGTCTCACCAGCATTGCGTGCCATCATCTCCATGCGGGCATCAGCCCCCTGCACCGCAGCATTGGCGGCGACCGGGGTGGTTGACTGCAATACGTCAGGAGACAGACCTTGGTTCATGCGCGAGATACCGGAGCGCTTCTCGGACACAGCCTCCAAATGCTGAAGGACGGGGAGCGTCTCAGCGGCAGTCGATGGGGTTGTCAGCTCTTCGATCTGTCCCGGCCCCTTTGTACGTATCAGTGCGCCGATTTCGCTGTTCTTCATGTCTTCAACATTGACCATGGTCTCGTTGAAGGCTGTCCGGGGGTTGTTCACCAGCGCGGTATTGTCGATAAGCGCCCGTAACACCGCCGTCTGAGCGTCCTGGTCCTGGATGAGATCTTCCGCCAAAGAGATCGGAAAGAAGACATGCGGGGCTAAGTCAGTCTTAAATAGTGCCAACGGCACGAAATTTACCGGCTCATCGACCTGTATCTCATAATTGGACCCCGCCGTGATGATATGGCGTAATTCAGCAACACCGTCGCCGTCGGCATCAATCCTCAACCAGATCTCGCCAATGGTGACTTCGTCCGACATCGGATCTTTGTCATCGGCATCAGGCTCATTCTCGTTGGTGATGTAGGTTGTACGCTCGTCGCGTTCGTAATTGTTCATTGAGGACTCGTCCGTCGAGCCTCTGAGTGCAATCAGCTCCACCGGATCGAGCCCCATGAGCGCGGCATCGT